ATGTTAAGGGCAGTTGCTAATGGTGCTGTTGAATTAATGTATGATAATTCTAGTAAATTAGCAACTACAGTTCACGGGGTAGCTATTAGAAATGACCAAGGTGCTACTAATGATGCAGTATTAAGATTAAGAGGTCAAAATACAACTAATAGAATAACAAGATTACAATTTGAAGATTATAGTGGTGCTTTAGCAGATGGTTTAATTCAATTTAGAGTACCAACATCTGGTACGGCATCTAGTGCTATTTTAGAATTGGGTGTTAATTCAGCATCTTTAACATTAGACCATAGTAGTAATGCACAGTTTGAAGGAAATATAAATATGACCAATGGGGATATTGATTATATTAATCAATTACACTTTCAAGATAATGTAAGGTTGTATGATAATGGGAATGATAGTGATTTAAATTTCAAATATGGAGATACAGGTTATGGGCATTTTAGATTTATAGATGGTAATGGTACTTTTCAAGGTGGTGTATATGCTGAAAGTGGATATTTTGGAACACTATCTCCTGATGGAAGTTGGGCAGTACAAAGTAGCAATACAGTAACAAACATTTCTCACAATCTAAATGTAACAGGAAATGTATCTTTAACAAGTGGTGCTTTATCAATTACAGGAGATGGCTCAAATGCTGCAACCTTAACAGAAAGTTCAGCAGGTCTTTTAACAATAGCAACAGTTGATGATTTAGTATTAGATTCAGACAATGATTTAATATTAGATGCAGGTGGAAATGATATAAGGTTAAAAGTTGATGGAGTTGAATATGGTAAATTCAAAGATGATTCTGATGACTTAGCAATATTCGCATCAATACAAGACAAAGATATTTTATTTAAAGGAAATGATGGAGGTAGTACAATAACTGCTTTAACCTTAGATATGTCAAATGGTGGCTCGGCAACCTTTAGAGATGATATTGATTTAGGTGGAAATATCAATATGACTGGAACAAGTAAAAAAATTAACATTTCTGGTTTAGCAGATAATCAAACCTTTTTGACAGTTACACAAGTAGGAAATGAAACTTGGAATTTTAAAGGCGAATCAATAGGTGGTGGCACAGCAGATTATATTACAATAGGCACTACTTCTGGCAAAGTTGCCTTTCACGAAACTGGAGGAGCAATTTTTGAAGGAGATGTATATGCTCCTATATACAAAGTAGAACAAAGTAATACAAGTACTAATATAACTGCTAGTAGTAGTTATGGGATTTGGTTAAAAAACACAAGTGATACTGATGGTAATTTTATGCCAATAAGTTTTTCAAATTCAACTGGTTATGAAACAGCAAGAATAGGTGCAGAATTTCAAAATGCAGGAGATAGAAATACAGATTTGTTTTTCTGTACAAGAGCAGATAGTGGTTCTTTAACTGAACAAATGCGTATTACAAGTGCAGGATATATTGGAATAGGAAGTGGAAGTCCATCTTCTTATAATTCAAGAGGTAGGGATTTAGTTATTAAAAAGACAGGTAGTGATGTAGGTATAAGTATTGTAGCTGAGGCAAGTGGTGGTACAGATTATTCAAGTTCAGTAATGTTTGCAGATGGAACAAGTGGAACAGCAGGTTATAGAGGTAGTATAGAATATGACCACGCTACTGATGTTATGAAATTTGGAGTTGCAGCATCACAGGATATGACATTATATGATAGTGGAAGATTACACCCAGCAGGTGGTGTATTTTTAGGGAGTTCTAACAATAGTAATTTATTAGATGATTACGAAGAGGGAACTTGGACACCTACAATTAGAGATTTAGGAGATAATGCAGCAACTCTTGCAACGGCACAGGGTACTTATACAAAAATAGGTAGGCAAGTTATTCTAAATTATCGTATAGAGTTGAGTAGTAAGGGTTCTATGACAGGGAATTATGTTCTTTTGGGAGGAATACCTTTCAACCATCCTACAGAATCTTATAATGGTACAGGTATAGTAGATAAGTTTAATAATATGGCAAGTAATATGAGTTGGTTAGGGTGGGATACTTCTTCAACAGCTACTGTTTTTTGGCTTACTGGAGTTGTAGGAACAGAGGCAACAAGTTCATCTTATATTACAGTTGCACAAATAAGCGATACAACAAAAATTAAAGGGTCAATAATTTATGTAACAGATGTTTAAAATTAAAAAATAATTAAAATGAGTTTATCAAAAAAAAGAATACAAGATAAAATAGAAATAGTTGGCGAGTTTAAAACTATTCAGGTAAGATACCAAGACCAGATTATAGAAAATGGTAAGGTTATATCTTCAACTGCTCACAGGGATAGTGTTTTGTGTGGAGATGTAGAAAAAGCTAAAGAGCATAATGTGGATAAAATAGGGGAAGTAGTTTGGACTTCTGATATTAAAAAAGCATATCAAGAAGCAATTAAAGAATTACCAGAATAAAAATTATTATATTTGTAATTATTAATTAAATTTTAAAAAAAATGAGTAAAATAACAAAAGAAGAACTCAAAGACTTACAAGAACAAGAACAAAAGAAAAATGCAATTAAACACGATTTGGGAGTTTTAGAAACTCAAAAACATAGTTTGTTGCATTTATGGGCAGATATTGTTAGTCAACAAGAGGGTGCTAAAAAAGAGTTAGAGGAAAAATACGGAAAAGTTAATATTGACCTCAAAGATGGCTCTTATGAAAAAATAGAGGAACAAGAAAATGAATCTAAAGAATAACATATTTGGAATGACCTTAACTGATTTAAAAATATATGGTTTAAACCTAACGACATTTGGTATAAGTTTCACAGATATCGATATTTTATTGAAAATCGTTTTGGTCGGAATTTCAATAGGTTATACGATTCATAAATGGATAATAATGTATGAAAAAAACAAAAAGTAAGAAAGCGAGTAATAGTATTAGTGCGAATATAAGTTTTAAAGAAGCTACATATTCACAAACTGCAAATAGATTAGAAATAGAAAATAAACCTAATGATACGCAGTTAAAAAATATGAAAGTAGTTGCTGAAAAAGTTTTTCAACCTTTGAGAGAATGGGCAGAACACCCTATTCGAGTAAACTCATTTTTCCGTAGCAAAGAATTAAATTCTGCGATTAACGGAAGTCAGTCCAGTCAGCATATGAACGGACAAGCGATTGACATTTCTTCTTTAGGAGATAAATCTAATGGAGAATTATTTGAATGGATTAGAGAAAATTGTCAATTTGACCAATTAATATGGGAATTTGGTAATGATAAAAATCCAAATTGGATACATATATCTTATGTTAATCCAAAAACAAACAGAAACAGGGTTTTAAAGGCGAAAAAAAGAGGAAGTCAAACTACTTATTTTGTTATTTAATGCCCTTAAAAAGATATGAAGTTGCTATTGTAGATAGAAGCCAAAATGGTTATTCATTTATTTTAGGAGTTTCAGTTCACCCAAAAGATGATGAAAATGATTTTTTAGAAATTAATTTTTATTTTCTTTTTATAGTATTACATATTAAATTATTTTATTAATGCCGATACCAAAACCAAAAGATAAAGAAAGTCAAAAAGATTTTATGATGAGGTGTATTCCTCAACTCAGTAAATATCACGACAGAGAACAAGCGACTGCAATCTGCTATAAAACTTATAGAGAAAAAAAATGAGTAAGAAAAAATTTAAAGATACAACAGTAGGTAAAATGCTTTTAGGTGCGGCAGGGTTAATTAATCCAACCTTGGGTAGTGTGTTACAAGGTATTACTTCTCCTACAGATGCAATAGCTGAAATTACAAAATCAGATATAAGTCAAGATGACAAGATTAAATTACAACAACTTATATACGAACAACAAAATAAAGAGATAGAAGAAATTAGTTCAAGATGGAAAGCTGATTCAATGTCAGATTCTTGGTTAAGTAAAAATGTAAGACCTTTGGTTTTAGTTTGGTGTATATGTATTTTTTCTTTAGCAGGTATTTTAGATAGTGTTGAAAATATACCATTTCAAATAAATACTCTTTGGAATGATACTTTTGAAAAAGTTATGATGGCAGTTGTATTAGCATACTTTGGAGGAAGAACAACAGAAAAGGCAACTAGCTTATTTAAAAAATAATGCCAAGAAAAATTATATCTGCTTATATAAAGAGGAAAAGAAAATCACATCCTCATAGTAAAAATGCTAGTAGATTAAAGACATCAAAACAATACAAAAAAAAATATAGAGGTCAAGGACGTTAGAGTTAAAAAAATTTTTTATATTTATAAAACTGCTGCAAATCAGTATAAGTTGCTACACTTCAGGTAATCACTCCTGTTGGTTCGGGTAAATTAAATTAGTTCTTTTTCAGGGGGGGTTTTTCTTTCTTTTTTCTTTTTGTCTACTTTTTCTTTTTTCTTTCTTTATTTATAAATTTATATCTTTATATTATGAAATATTCAAATCAATATGTTGACAAAGTAGTTGATTATACATATACTATTAAAAAAAAGATAGATATCTTACTTGAACTAGATGCTACTCAATATTGTAATTTAGGAATTGATTCAACTAAACAACAAAAAGAAGAAGTTAAAAAAAATAGCAGATATATCTACAAGGCAATAGCAAAACTAAATTCCTCTATGGGAAAAAGATTTCTATACCATCAAGATAAATAATGCCTCGTAAAAAAACTCGAAGTCAAGTAGTTAAAAAACTTGACAAAATATTCAGTATATATATTAGGACAAGATTCTCAATAAATGAAGTTGCTCAATGTTTTACTTGTGGTAAAAAAGACCATTGGAAAAAATTACAATGTGGTCATTTTCAAAGTCGGCGACATTATTCAACAAGATGGGATACGGTAAATTGTCAAGTTCAATGTAGTGGCTGCAATGTGTTCAAATCTGGAGAACAATTTTTATTCGGAAGAAGATTAGATGCTAAATACGGACACGGAACGGCAGACAAATTATATCAAAAAGCTAGAAAAACAGTCAAGTTATCTACAATAGACCTTGAAATGTTGATAAATAAGTATAAGGACTTGACAAATATTTAAAAATTATTCTATATTTGTGTAGTTCTGTTCATTTGTCTTTGTAAGAAAGGGGATAATTTTTTATAAAATTGTCCTTTTTTTTTGTCTTATATTTTTATTTATTAAATTTTTTGTTTATATTTGTTCTAAATAAAATTATTAATTATGACAGAACATACATTTGAATTTAAAGGAAAACACATTAAATCACCAGAGGATTTAGAACGATTAATTAAAGATGCCGAATGGCAAGTTGAGTACTACGAACGAGAAGTACAAAGAGCAAAGGATAATTTATATACAAGACAATTAGCTTTAGAGTCTTTAAAAAATGAATTTGAAATTACTAGCAATGTATCACGATTATAGTTCCTCAATGATAAAATATTATCAAGACAGAATTGAAGCTATGTCAAAACACATAAAAAAACTTGAAGATAAAATAGAGTTTTTAGAAGCTGAAATAGAAATAAATAAAGAATCTTATTATGAATAAAGACAAATTAAATGAATTATATAGTAAATACAATTTAGCCAAAGACACAGATTTTTGGTCTAAAAAAATGGGTGGTAGAACATTCACTATTGTAACTAGAAGTGGAATAGAAAAAATACAAAATCAAGAACAGATTAATGTAAGCTACGATGCTTTAGTTACAGAAAAAGATTTTGCAGTTGTCAAAGCAATTGCAGAAAAAGAAAACAAACGAATAGAAACTTATTCATCAGCACTTAAAGGTACTGGTGGTAACTGCTTCACTTCCTATGTGGTTGAGATGGCAGAAAAAAGGGCATTTGCCAGAGCAGTATTAAAGCTGACAGATTTTTATCAAGAAAATGTTTTTGGTGAAGATGAATCAGATGATTTTAAACAGAAAATTAATGTAATAAAACAATAGATTATGAGTACACTTATTAATGCGAGTATTAGAGTTGATAAACTTCCAAAGGAAAAATTTATCAAAGGTAAAGATGGGGCAGTTTACTACAACCTCACAATTTCAATTCAAGACGAATCAAGGTATGGCAATAATGTCGGAATATTTGATTCACAAACTAAAGAAGAACGACAAGCAAAAAAATCTAGAAATTATCTAGGCAACGGAAAAGTTGTTTGGACTGATGGCTCGGTTCTTTTAGCTGAAAAAGAAGAAGAAACAGAAGAAGTAGTTGTTGAATCTGAAAATGACAAAGACTTACCTTTTTAATATTATGCTACTATTGGAAAGATAGCTTAATATTATTTTAAAAGAGGGGTTTAAATTTCCCCTCTTTTTTTTATATTTATATTAAATGCAAAACAACTTACAGAACGACAATCCTTTGATGCTAAAAATTGAGCAAGAATGCTTAATAACTACAACAGTATCAATGGATTATCCACCTGTTGCATTATCACTTGGCGAAAAATTATTAAAGTCAAGTAAAGGCGACAAGCTAGTTCCAATACCTATCGGAACATACGGCAACTTTTCATTCGTTCAATCTCCACCAAAGACAAAGAAAACTTTTTTCATATCTTTGCTAGCAAGTGTGTATCTTAGTGGCACAAATAATTTTGGAGGAGAGATAAAAGGACACAGGGACGGCAGGTGTTTATTACACTTTGACACAGAACAGGGCAAGTGGCACGCACAAAGAGTTTTTAAAAGAGCAGTTGATATGGCAGATATGGATGGTAGCGAAAATATATGTTACTATACTTACGGCTTGAGAACTTTGGGATTTAAAACGAGGATAGAATTTATAGAACATTGTATTAAAACAAAAAGGCGTTCAGGTCTTGTAGTTATTGATGGCATCGCAGATTTGGTTGGAGATGTAAATAATTTAGAGGAATCAAATGCTTGTGTGCAAAAACTGATGGAATGGTCAGCAAAATATAATTGTCATATAATTTGCGTTATACATTCAAACTTTGGTTCGGACAAACCAACAGGGCATTTAGGTTCATTCCTAGAAAAAAAATGTGAAACACAAATACAACTTGAAGCGAACACAGTCAACAAAGATTGGGTCACAGTTAAATGTAAACGAAGCAGAGGTTATGCTTTTGACACATTTAGTTTTGAAGTAAATGGATTAGGACTACCGAGTGTAGTTGGGGACTTATATGACCCCTTAACCTAATGATAGATGGTAAAAAAAAATATGCGATTGCTTTTTGAAAAGCATAGCGACTGGATACGGATAGTTAATTCTTTTGGGGAAGACCCTGCAATATCAGAAGATTTGGTACAAGAAATGTATATCAAAATTCAATTAAAACTTGAAAAGGGATTAGATATATCATACGGCGATGAAATCAATTATTATTATATTTTTAAAACTTTGCGTACATTGTTTTTAGATTTAAAAAGGAAAGGAAAAAACATTAAAAGAGTTTCGGCAGACAATATTAAAGGAGTTGATGATACGATTGATTATGAAAAAAAATATAATTTAGTAAAAGAAGAATTAAAAAAAATGTATTGGTATGACAGAAAAATATTTGAATTAATAAATTCTGGAGAAAGTATCGCATCATTATCTAGGAAAACAGGAATACAATATTATTCTTTGTACAATACATACAACAAAGTTAAAAACAAGTTAAAGCAATTATTATGACACAAAACGAATTTGATAAATTAGTGATAGAATTAAACGAATATTCTTTTAATATTATGAGAAAAAAAAGACCAGAGTATACAAATGAAAATGAAGATGTATTAAATAATTTTAAAAGCACAGGCAATAAATTAGATATTTCTGAAATGAAAGTTTGGGCAACTTTTTTTGAAAAGCAAACGCAAAGTATTTTTGCACATATTAAAAATGCAAATTTAAAAGAAAGTGAGCCAATAAAATCTAGATTTGCAGATGTAATTAACTATTGTTACCTAGGATATGCGTTATTTAAAGAGAGGGATAATAAAATTAAATAATTATATTAAAAGGTTTACCAAACCTAAATGGATTTGGTTAAAAATACCAACAGAATATAATTCAAAAAAAGACAGGAGTAAATGTATATTATTAACTAAAAAGCAAATTTTAAAAAAAACTAAAATTATTAAATGAAGTTAGGAGATTTAATAGAAAAAATTACAACACATACAGGGATTAAATGGTTAGTCAAAAAAATATGGGGAGATGACTGCGGATGTGATGAACGCAAAGAAAAATTGAACAAAATAAAAATTAAAAGATGGTAAAATTTAATTCGGAAGATTATGAAAAATGGAAAAAATTTCGAATGGGTAAAAAGTCATACCTATCAAGAACAGAATTTGAAATGGTTGGCGACTTGCACTCACGATACTATAAACATAAATATTACTTACCTTGCACCTGTAACCCAAAGACAATCAAACAATGGATAGCTGATTTGAATAAAATTTGGGATAATGACAATAAAGGAGATTCATAAATTTGAACAAGCCGTAGTAATGATTCTTAATATAGATGGTTGGGATTTAAAATGGACTGGCGGTACTTTTAAACCTTACGATGCTATCGGTAAAACTCCAAAAGGAATTGATTGCGTAATAGAAATGAAGTTTAGAGATAAATATTACGAAAAGAAATTGCTAGAAAAAGACAAATACGATTCACTAATGAAACTAAATGTAGTCGCTTTATATTTTATAAACGACCCCAAAGGAAACTTTTTATATTGGTTAAATAATATACAAATGCCTGAAATTGAACAACTTTATTGTCCTGATACTACAATGTGGACTAAAAAAAGATTAAAAAAACAGGTGTATCTACTCGAAGAAAACCAAGCATCTAGAATAAATCTCAATAAAAATTAGGTTTTATAAACTTTTTTGTTTATATTTGTTATATAATAATCGTTAAAGGTTATTAAGTTCATTGAAATTAAAGAAATTAAAAAAGGAAGTTGAAAGCTAAAAAGTATTGGTTGAATCAAGAACCCCAAGAACAAGAGCCTTCCTTTTAAAAAATTAGTTGACCTTAATACTTATGCTGAGTACCAAAGGTGGTGTGAAAACCTTAACAGAGATTCGTTGGTGAGGAGTTGCAAATCCAATACCCAACGGCTCCAACTATAAAAATATAAAAGTAAAGAATGTCGTTAGCGAGGGGGGCATTCCTAACAGGCGTAAATGGGGACATTTACATATCCACCTGAATAAGAAATTTTATAAATGGTCTAGGGGGTCTAGATTAAATAAGTAATCAACTTTACATTTATAAAGTTTTTTTTAAAATATTAAAATTATGAATAGACAAAAAATAGATATAGAAATAGACGGAGTTTATTTAGATGTTGAATATAGTTATACTGAAGCAGAGCCAATGGTTTATAATTATGGCGATGGCTCTGGGTATCCAGGCTGCGCTGCTGAAGTTCACATATACAAAGTAACTGCAGGTGGCGATGTTTGTATAATGGATATAGTTACTGATTATGTTTTAGATGAAATAGAAGCAACAATACACAAACATTATGACGAAAATTATGAGGCTTAAAAAAATAGTAAAGTTTTATAACGAAACTACGCAACACGAAAAATGCCAATTATTATTTATGATGGCAAAAGATATAATGATACCGATTAAAAAAGTAGATGGTATACATTGCGTTGAACTAGACAAAGAACTTCCTGTATGTTTAAACGGAACTGCTTTTCAATTTAATATAGAAGATGAAAAAGATTATTAAATATCCAGCATCATTTTGGGTTATTGCAGAAGAAATAGCAAATGCTAGAACTAGATTAAATAAAAGTAATAGAAAAAACAACCCTAGATTTGACAGAGGTAACAAAAATAATTATGTTGATGTTCTTGGAGTAGTTGGCGAATTAATAGTTCTTAATTATTTAACTGAAAAGAATATTGATTATACAATGATAAAAATTCTTAATCCCTATCCATCTAAAGAAGCAGATTTCACAGTAAAAAATAAAAGAATAGATGTTAAAACTAATGAAGATTCTAAATATAAAAGCGTATTAGTAAATGAAGAAGCACATAAAAAAGGATTAGGTAAAATAGATTTATATTGGTTTGTTTATATAATTGATAAACAAAATTGTGAGTTCTATTTTGCTGATTATAATGATGTAAGTAAATGGGATTGTAAATTAATGAAATACACAAACGCATATTATTCTAAAATAAAAAAATTATGGTAATTAGCAACGAAATATTTGAAACATATAGGTTACAAGAAAGAGCAAAAGAACAAACAAAAGCAATGGAATTATTGCTAAGACAAGGATATACAATTATAGATTTGGAGGGAAATATATTAAGAAAACAAGATGCAAAAAAATGATGTATATAAATTATAAATTTAACGGAGAAAATGAAACAATAGATTCAGCAGAAACTCATAAGGAAGCATTATACTTATTGACTGAATATCAAATGAGTGACCCTTACGGAGACTACTGGATTAGTAAAAGAAAATGTAATGAAAAAAATAAGACAATATCGTAGCAACCAAGGGCGACCACCCAAACAACAACAAACAAATACTAAAATGGCTTTTTTCAGTATTATCGGTTTGTTAATAACTTTTATTTTTATATTTTTGTCAAAGAAATGATATTACTAATTGACGCAGATAGTTTAGTTTTTGCAAGTTGTTATTCTGGAACAGAAGAAAAATACTTCAAGGAAATAGAAGATTCAATTGCAAAGTTTGATGAACAATATATGGAAATTGTGAATCGTTTAGAAGAAGAATTTAATATACAAAAGGTTATTACTTTCAATGGTAGTCGTGGTAATTTTAGAAAAAAAATTAATCCTACATATAAAGCTAATAGAAAAAAAGCAGAATTGCCTCCTTTGTTATTTGAAATGCATCAGTATGTCAAAGACCATTACGATAGTGTTTATGGTTATGGTATTGAAACTGATGATTTAGTTGCAAGATATTGGCACAACCTACAAGAAGAAGTAGGCAGAGAAAATGTAATGATAGTGAGCATTGACAAAGACTACAAACAATTCCCAGCATTAATTTATAATTATCATTATAACCATAAATGTATTTATGACATATCAGAAGAAACTGCATTACATAATTTTTATTGCCAAATGATTGAGGGAGATAGTGCAGACAATGTAAACTACTTTAAAGGAAAAGGAAAAGCATTTGCTAAAAAACATTACAAAGATTGTAAAACAAAATATCAGTATACTAAAAAATTGTTTGAATTGTTCAGAGAAAAATATAAAAGTAAAGCACGAGAAAAATATATAGAGTGCTATAATTTATTAAAATTAAAAACACAATGAAAGATTTAAAACCGATTGATGTAGCTAAAAAACTGAAAGACATTACGAAAATTAATGTCTTTGATGATACAAGGAAAAGGGAAGTAATTGAAATAAGAATGTTACTTTGTTATTTGTTAAGACAAAAACTAGGAATGCGATGGGTAAATATTGCTAAATTTTTTAGTAATAATGGTAAAAAAATGACACACGCAACTGCAATACATTGCTACAAAATGTATCCTGTATATAAAAAACATAATAACAAACTAACAGAAATAGAAAGAATGTTCTCTTGGAAAAGTGATTTGAATTATGATGAAATAGATAGGATTCATTTTTTAGAAAGTCAAGTTAAGAGTTTACAAGAAAAACTAGATACACCATTAATTCAATTACTACATAAAATACCAAAAAATAGATATAATGAAACCTATGAAAGATTATGTACCTTTGTTAAAAGTTGGGAGTGGAAAAGTAGAAAAGAAAAAACTGCCCTCAACTGATTTAAAAGAAAGGTCATTAAATAAATTAGACGCAAAAATTTATTTTACAAAATTAAAACTAAATAATATTGTAAATCAAATTAATGATTGGCAAAACATAACAGAACTACAGAAAGAGCATTTAGTTATAAGATACGAAGCAACTGATTCCGAACTGCAAGTCTTAGAATATATGTATAAACAAACAAAAGGAATATGATTAGTAAAAAATTAAAAGTAGGGCAAATAAAAGTAAACCCTAAAAACCCAAGATTAATTAAAGACACAAAGTTCAAAAAATTAGTTCAAAGTATTAAGGACTTTCCAGAAATGTTACAATATAGACCGATAGTTATTAATGAAGATAATTATATACTTGGTGGGAATATGAGATACAAAGCAGCAGTTGATGCTGGATTGAAAGAAGTTCACACAATGAAAGTCAATATAAGTAAAAAGAAACAAGAAGAATTTATAATCAAAGACAATGCTAGTTTTGGAGATTGGGATTGGGATATACTTGCGAACATTTGGGATAATCAAAAACTTAATGATTGGGGAATAGATGTTTGGCAACCAGAACAAGAAATTGATTACTCTGTTTTAGATGACATTGATGTTGAAGAAGAAATAAACACAATGTATGAGCAAACAAAAAAATCAATTATACTTGAATATCCTGCAAAAGATTTTGAGCCTATCAAAAAACTGTATGATGATTTAAAAAATAAGGGAGTTAATTTGCAAGAGTTGTTTTATAAAGCTATGCAAAATTATGATTCCTAAAATTATACATCAAATTTATTTTGACCTATACGGAAAAAAAGTAGAGGACATTCCTGTTTATAATAAAAGTATAAATGAAATTAAATTTCATAATCCAGATTACGAACATAAACTATGGAATGAAAAATCTTCAGCGAAACTTATAAAGAAAAAAATACCAAAGTATTATGACTTTTATATGAATATGAGGTATGACGTTCAACGCATTGACTTTATGCGTTTTGTTGTTTTATATTTGTATGGTGGATTTTATGTTGATTTAGATTTAATTAATATTAAAAGTCTTGACCCTTTGCGTAAGAAAAAATTTGTAGGTTATACTTTAAAAAAATTTATACCGAATCATAAAGAGATAATACAAAATGATTTTTTTGGTTGTGAAAAAAATTTTAAATTATTTGATATACTAATGAGATTGTGCAGACCGAATTATGAAATCAAAGCGAACAATAAAATATATGATGATTGGAAAGGCAGATTTGTTTTGCAAACCACAGGTCCTAGATATGTATCAAAAATATTTAAACTGGTGTTGCCTAAATATAAACCAGAGAATGATTTAATATTTACAAAGTGGCGTAATGATAATTGGGTTAGATTTAATAGAGATGATTTTTACTTTGAAAATTATGTAACTGGTGGATGGTTTCAAAACACTAGCAAAAAATTAAAAAACAATGATAACTTTTATTTGAATGAAGATGAAATATAGAATAGCAATACCCTCTTACAATAGGTCTGAAGCTATAAGAAAAAGAACATTAAATTATTTGATTGATGTTTGTAATATTAAAACAAACATAATAGATGTATTTGTAGCAAACGATAAACAATATGAGGAATATAAATATTTAGAGGAGTTAGGTATTAATGTGATTGTCGGTGTTCGTTGGTTACATAAACAAAGAAACTACATACAACAATATTATGATGAGGGAGAATTTATTGTTCAGTTTGATGATGATGTTGATGCACTTAAAATAAAAAAAGGAAAAAAAACAGAAGTATTAAAAAGTTTAGACCAAATAATTCGTATTGGTTTCAATGAATGTTTAAAACATAAAACAAAATTATTCGGTGTCGGTGCAGTTGATAATCATTTTTTTATGGATACAAAAATATCTACTAATTTAAAACTTTGCGTTGGTGCTTGTTTTGGAATTATAATAGACCACGATAAAACTTTGTCATTGACTTTAGAGGAAAAAGAAGATTACGAAAGAACGATAAGACACTTTTTAAAATTTGGTAAGGTAGTTAGATTAAATATGATAGCAACTAAAACTACATATTACAAAGGTGCAGGAGGTATGGTTGATGACAGGACTGAACAAGAACAAAATAAATCTGCGTTATATTTATGTGAAAAATATCCAAACTTGATAAGTATAAATCCACACAGGAAAAGTAAATATTTAGAATTACGATTAAATAGTAGAGCAAAATGGAAAAACTAAAACTAATAAAACACGAACACGATATCAAAATAGGAAAGCGATGTGAGTTTAGACCACCCACTATCACTGAAAGTTGTTTATTAGAATATGAGGGAAAGATAATTGGCTTTTACCTGACAGACTTACCTGATAAATTAAAACAATACATCACAATAGCAAACAAAGAGTTCTTAAGTAAGAATGTTCCAAAGTCATTACTTGAAAGGTCTGATGTATATGAGATGCAAAGAAAGTTAGGCATAAGCAGGAAAGAAGCGAAAGCTAGAAACACAGTACAAATGAGTACAATACTTGGTGCCGTATTAGCAAAGCCACATTTAAGGAGACCCTACAATTCTGTGTCAGCAGTTCACACAAACACAAAGGCAAAGACATTTATAAAAGCTATGCTACTATCTTGTTTAGAATGTGAAAAGCTGATAGAAAAATATATGCCCGAACAATATAAATCACAAAAGAAACAAATAGAAGAAACTACATTACCTAAATATAGGTTCGGTAATTTATTTACAAGTAGTATATCTAATTTTAATATCGCTGCTTCTTTTCATCAAGATAGAGGAAACTTAAAAAACACAGTCAATGCAATATTAACCAAAAGGAAAAGCACAGAGGGTGGTGCGTTGTGCGTTCCTGACTTTAATCATACATTTGAACAGGCAGATAATAGTTTGCTTGTATATCCAGCTTGGTTTAATATTCACGGAGTAACTAAAATAATAAAACACAATGAGGAGGGTTACAGAAATAGTTTAATTTTCTACCCACTCGCAGGATTTGATAAATAATTATGGACAAAAGTAGACACATAAAAAAGGAGAGTATTTTAAAAGCACTTGAACAAAGTTTAGGTATAGTTACTGTAGCTTGTAAGAAAGCTGATGTACCTAGAAGCACATTCTACAAATGGTTAAATGAAGATATTGAGTTTGCTAAAAAAGTTAAGGACATTGAAAACATTGCACTTGACTTTGCAGAAAGCCAACTACATAAACAAATAGGAGATGGTATTCCTAGTTCAACTATGTTCTATTTAAAAACAAAAGGAAAGAGCAGAGGATATATAGAAAGACAAGAGATAACAGGTGCTGATGGTATGCCTAATAACTTTCAAATAGAAATAATTGACAAAACAGAAGATACAGACTAATGTCGTTTACAAGCATCTTGTTGCAAGCGATAAAAAAATTGTAGTTGAGCAGGGAGGAACTCGTTCAGGAAAAACATACAATATACTTCTTTGGTTAATATTTGAATATTGCACTAAACACCAAAAGAAAATAATAACAATATGCCGTAAGACTTTCCCTAGTTTACGAGCAACAGTATTAAGGGATTTCTTTGATATACTAAAAAGCAATAATATATATAGCGAAACTTTTCACAATAAGTCAAACTCTGAATATCATTTGTTTGGCAACTTGGTTGAGTTCATCAGTTTAGATATGCCACAAAAAATTAGAGGTAGGAAAAGAAACCTTTTATTTGTAAACGAAGCAAACGAATTATATTTTGAAGATTGGCAACAACTTGTATTTAGAACGCAAGAAAGAATTGTTATTGACTTTAATCCTTCAGATGAATATCATTGGATATATGACAAAGTAATAACTAGAGATGATTGCGACTTTTTTAAAACAACTTACCTTGATAATCCTTTTATTGAAGATGCTATAAAATTAGAAATAGAAAGATTAAAAGAAACAGACGAACAATATTGGCAAATTTACGGACTAGGAGAGAGGTCTAGGAGCCGTTCTACGATATTTACTTTTAGTGAGTGTAACCTTATACCCGATGAAGCAAAATTAATTGCTTACGGAATGGATTTTGGATACACTAACGACCCTACTACTTTGGTGTCTGTTTACACAAATGATTACAAACTTTATGTAAAGGAACATTTATACAGAACACAAATGACAACAAGAGATATACATAATTTTTTAATAAAAGAAAACCTAGAGAAAAGTCCTATCTATGCTGATAGTGCTGAACCTAGATTGATAACAGAATTAAGAACAATGGGGCATAATATATTCCCAAGTATGAAAGGTAGGGATTCAGTCAATGCAGGTATAGACTTATTAAAAAGATATAAGATACATATTCTTTCAACTTGTGATAATGCTATAAGAGAATTTAGAAACTACAAATGGAATGAAGATAAATCAGGTAGGCTTACTAATATTCCTATTGACAAAGACAATCATATTATTGACCCTTGCCGTTACGCAACTTATAGTATATTATCAAGACCAAACTTCGGTAAATATACAATACAATAAAAAGAGGGTTACTATTATTCGCCCTCTTTTAGTTTTTGTTTACACAGTAGCTTTGCAGTCCTCGTGAATTCCAACATTGGAATCTAAGGCATTGCCCTTTTCTACCTCAACTGCTAATGAATGTGAGTAATCTAATTCAAGAGTTTCTCTGATTTCTTTTTTTAGATAGACACAAACATTTCCGTTTTCATCTTCGGTAGCCGTAAACAAGTTTGTATTAAAATTAACATTTATCATAAGACAAATATAATAAAAAAAATACTTATAAACAAATTTGTTTATTAAATATATTCTTTTTATATTTGTTATAACAAAACAAATGAATTATGACATATATATTAGATAAATACAAGCAAAACCTCAAAGTCATCGGTGATGATGTTTGGAGTTACAATACTAGAGTTGGTATAATTGCAGGTAGTAAATTGTTTCAATTAGGTTATTGGTCACAGACTACACAAAAGCATATCAATTATGTTGCTAACGAATACGACTTAGATTTAATTAAACCATAATGGATAAAATACAGAACTTAAAAGATTTAGAATATTATGGTAACATTTTATTGGTTACAGAGTTAGTAAGGAAGTATATTAAAATGCGACCTAATAATAAAGAGTTAAAAAAACTAGGCGATGCATTACTTAAAGTTTCTTTGTATGTAGTTGGGTTACAAGATGACCTCGCTAAACATAAAGAAGCGATAAGCGATTATCGTTATAGAAAAAACAAAGCATTATTAGAGTTAGAAAAAATTAAAAAGAAATACACTTTGTGATTCTTCATAGTTTGTTTGGTTAGTTTATGTTTCACAATGTTTGGTAGCCGTAAGGCTCAAGAGGGTTTGATGTAGGGTTTACTTTCGTTAGTGGTTTATTAACGATTAGTAATGTGCGTCTGCCCTCTTTTTTTTATTCAATATTTTCTCGTTAATTTGTAGTATAAAATTCATCAATTAAATCGTTATACTATTATGAAACTCAAATTGAATATTCCTACAACCCTTGACAATGTTACATTAAGAGCATACAAAAAATATCATAAGTTGCAAAATGAGATAGAAGATGTCAAATTATTAAAAGCACAAATGATTCACATATTTTGTAATGTAAGTTTAAAAGATGTTTACAATATGCGTTACAATGATAGTGAAGAAGTAATCTCAATTTTGAATAATTTATTTACTGACAAACCAAAGCTAGTAACAAATTTTAATCTCAATGGAATTGATTATGGTTTTCATACTAATTTAGATGAAATGAGTTTAGGGGAGTATATTGATTTGGATACATATATCGGTGATTGGGATAATATAGAAAAAGCAATGAATGTTTTATATAGACCGATAACTGCTAAATACAAAACAAAATATTCAATTGATAAATACAAAGTTGATACAGTAGAAAATATTTTAGATATGCCTATGTCAGCAGTAACATCATCAATTTTTTTTTTGTTGAATTTAGGAATCGACTTATCAAAGACTATGAGGAAATATTTGGAGAGGGGACAAGAGGAGGACTTGATAGAGTATCTCAGCTTGCATCCAAATGGGGTTGGTATCAATCAGTTTATGAACTCGCTGGAGGAGATGTTACAAGATTTGAAGATATCACTCAACTAGGAATGCATAAATGTTTTACAATGTTAGCATATAAAAAAGAAAGAGCAGAAGTAGAAGCAATTGAATTAAAAAAGAATTTTAAAAAATGAGTAATCAAGGCGTAAGAGGTTTTTATCAAATAACTGAAACAATTAAGGATGAGTTATTACAAGACCAAAATATCAACACAGTCACGACTGGAGATTTAAGTCAGATAAATTTAGGAAAGCAAGACATTTTTCCACTCGGTCATATATTAATCAATAGTGTCGTTGTTGGAGAACAAACAATGACTTTTAATTTGAATATTTTATGTATGGATATTGTGAATGCATCTAAAGAAGAAGTAGTTGATATATTTATGGGCAACACAAATGAACAGGATATATTAAATACGCAGTTGAGTGTTTTAAATAAACTTATTCAGGTATTGAAACGAGGGGATTTATTCACTAACCAATATCAGCTTGATGGCGATGTAACTTGCGAGCCTTTTTTTGATAGGTTTGAAAATAATTTAGCAGGTTGGAATGCGACGGTTGATGTGATTATTTATAACGATTTAAAAATTTGCTAAAGAAAAATGGAACTAAACGAGAACACACAAGTAAAACTAGATTTGAAAACTATTGCAATAATTGTAGCTGGAGCATTATCAGTTGCTTCAACTTATTTTACATTGCAATCTAAAATTGATGATTTGACTAATAAAATAGAAAACTTTACAGGAGATGAGTTTGTACAAAAGATGGAGTTTCAACTAAAAGACGAATTAGTTAGAAGCACAATCATACAAATAGAAAAATCTACCGAGGGTTTAAAAGAAGATATTTTAGATAATAAGGAACGAATCAAACAAGTAGAAGATAAAGTATATAAAAGATGAGAAAATTAATTTTAATTATATTTTTATTTTTTAGTTATACAAGTTATAGCCAACAAATAAGAGTAGTACAAATAAACGCAAAGTGGAATCAAAAGAACACATTATATCTTGATAATTTAAGAGGTTGCAAATATGATTACGCTTGGTTAGAAGACCAAGGTGCTAAACTTAAAAATCAAATTAAATCTGTTCCTGTTATATTAATAGAAAAAGACGGAAAAATTGTAAGAACTTTTCAAGCAGGATTAGATTTTAAATTAGCTTTAAAAAAAGAAGATATACAAGAAATTATTTACGAACTTAAAGAATGACATTTAAAGAAATACATAAAGAATTAGCATTATTTGCATTGACTGTTCTTAAAGAAGCTAGAAAAAACTTAAGACAAAAAAAGAAAATAACAACAGGTAAACTTCTTAAATCATTACAGGCAAAAATAAAACAAGAGAAAGATTATATTATGCTAACTTTCTTGATGGAAGATTATGGTAAGTTCGTTGACAAAGGTGTAAAAGGTGCTGACCCTTATGCTTTACCAGAGGGTGCAAAATGGTACGGAAGAAATAGAGCACCTGATAGTCCATATCAATTTGGTGCTATGAAAAGTAGAGGATTAAAACAAGCTATAAACAGGTGGACTATACAAAAAGGATTAAAAGGAGTTAGAGATAAAAAAGGTAGATTTTTACCAAGAAAGAGTATGCAATTTATGATAAACAGAAGTATATATTTATCAGGTCTTGAAGCGTCAATGTTTTTTACAGGTCCATACAATAAATTTTTAGTTCGTTTTATAAATAAGTTTTTTAGAGCATTTACATTTGATGTTGATATGGCTTTAAGGCAACAAAAAAAGGGAGTTGACTATAATAAAATATAATGGCAATAATTAAATTAAGAAGTCCGAGATACGAAGTTTTACTAGCACCTGCTAATGCTGTTTCAGCAAAATTAGAATTAACTATCGGTGGCACATTAAGATACACAATAGTAAAAGAATGTACGGCAGGTAGTAATGTTGAGTTTGAAATATCTGAATTATGTAGAGATTATCTAGATGTAGCAGTAGCAACAGATGATTCACACCCAGCAAACACTATTGCAATTTCAAGAGCAATTAAATTTTACCCACAAGCAAATGCAGATGGCACACAAATAGGTAGCACAGATACAGATACACATACAGGCATAGATGGTTACGGAATATTTACAGATGGTGTAAACCCTACAATACATAGTTCACAAGTGTTTTTAGTTTCTCCTAATTATGTAGGAACTGATAGTTATAAAGTATATGCACCTGTTGGGTGGGAAGGCTCTTTCCCTTATTTAGATACAAATGCTGCCGTACAATATAATGATTTTGATGCATCAGAAACTAGCGTAACATTAAGAAGCCAAACAATAACTATTGAAAGATTAGATTGTAGTAAATATACACCAACAAAAGTTTTATTTTTAAATAAGTGGGGTGCTATACAAGAATTGTGGTTTCAAACTAAATTAGTAGATAACTTAACAACAAAAGAAGAAAAGTACCAAAGAAATTTAGTCACATTTGCTACAAATAATACTGCTACATTAGACACAAAAGAACATAATATTAAAACTTTAAACAAACAGGGTAAAGCGAAAATAACATTAAGTTCAGGATATTACCCAGAGTTTGTGAGTGAATGGTTTGAAGAATTAATGCTTTCTGAATATGTTTGGGTTCGTAGAAAAAATTATGCACAACTAGAAAAAACAATACCTGTAAAAATTGTAACGAGTTCATTTACTAAAAAAACAAGTTTAAATGACAACTTAATAGAATATACAATACAATTTGAGGAAGCAAATGATTACATAAACAATGTTAGATAAATGCAAAAATTACAACTTTATATTAGTAACACTAGAATTGATTTATTTAAAGATGAAAGTGTATCAATAACTCAAACAATAAAAAATGTAAAAGACATTTCAAAACTATTTACAGAGTTCACTCAAAGTTTTACAATACCAGCCTCAAAAACTAATAACAAAATATTCAAGCATTATTATAACTATGATATTACACTTGGTTCATTTGATGCTAGATTTAAAGTATCAGCAAAATTAGAATTGAATAGTATTCCTTTTAAAAAAGGATTCATCAGATTAGAGGGAGTTGAATTAAAAAAAAATAAACCTTACGCATACAAAATAACTTTCTTTGGCGAAACAGTCAATTTAAAAGACATAGTTGCAGAAGATGATTTAGCAGATATATTTGATGGTATAACAACTTATGATTTGGATTATGATTATTCAACAGTCAGAGGAAAACTAATTGGAAGTCCAGGCGTTGTTGTGTGTCCATTAATAACTCATACAAGACAATTATATTATCAAACTACAGGAAATGTAGGTGAGGGTAATCTTTATTATGCAGGCTCAACTTCTGCTAATGGTGTTTATTGGAGTGATTTAAAATATGCTATGCGTTTGTATGAAATTATACAACAAATACAAAATAAATATACAATAGCAAATGGTTATCCTTCAAATTTAGTTTTTTCTACAGATTTTTTTGCAACAACTAATGCAGATTTTTATAATTTGTATATGTGGTTAAGTAGAAAATCAGGAACAGTCGAACCTGCTGACCAAGTATCAATACAATATAGAACGATAGGAACTTGGAATGCAGGTGGTAGCAATAGTGGACCTATAACTTCATCAGGTACTGGTGTAATAGTGCCATCTTCTGCAGTTACTTACCCAGCTTATATATCAGAGTTTACTTGTACTATCACACCGAGTGTAAATAATGTTGATTTTAATTATAGGATTAAACGAAACGGATTTATCGTTCAACAAGCTGATGATGTTCAAGGGCAACAAACAATTAATCAAACAGATTTTGACCTTTTAACAGGAACTTATACAATTGAAGTTGGCTCTTTAGGAACTATAAGTTGGAACGCAGGTCAAACAACTTGGTCAATAACAGGACAAGATGACCCAGAGGCAATAGGAACATATACAGATACATTTAGTAGTGTAAACACAATAAGTCAATCAACTACTTTTGAATTTAAAATAAGCGAACAAATTCCTAAAATAAAAGTAATTGATTTTCTAACAGGTCTTTTTAAAATGTTTAATCTAGTTGCTTATGTTAATGATGCAGGAACAATAGTAGTACAAAAATTATCAGATTATTATGCGGCATCAACGACTGTTTGGGATATTAACGATTATATAGATGTTAAAAAAAGTAAAGTTGATGTTGCTTTACCTTATAAAGAAATAGATTTAGAATTTAAAGGACTTAAAACATTTTTAGCACAACAATATACCCAACTATATAACAAAGGTTGGGGGTCAGAAGAATATGTAGGCGATAGGTTTGATGGACCTTCTCCTATTTATAAAGTTCAAGTTCCTTTTGAGCATTTACAATATCAAAGATTAAAGAATTTAACAACAGGTAGTAACACAACTATACAATGGGGTTGGTTCGTAAATGAAAATAAAAACAATATAAAAGGTAGTCCGTTGATTTTTTATAATATTTATCAATCATCAGTTGCACAGGCAATATCTTTAAAAAATACTGCAAGTTCAAACACAACTGAATCATCATATAATATTCCGTCTAATAGTAGAGCATTATCTGCAAGCACAAGCACATCAAATATTAATTTCTATAATGAAACCAATGAATATACCAACACAAGTTCATTCACAGGAACATTATTTAAGAATTATTATGAAGATTATATTACTGAAATATTTAGTGTAAAAAGAAGATTAACAAAGATAACTGCATTTTTACCAATGAAAATGATTTATAATATGAAATTGAATGATAAAATTTCGTTAGATAATAGAACATACAAGATAAATAGTGTCAAAACTAATTTAACAACAGGGAAAAGTGATTTTGAATTATTAAATGTGGTGGTATGATAAAAAATATAATTGACTTGTTACAAGTAGCGAATGGCGAAACTGAAAATATAAAAATTGCACAAGGCAAATATGCGTTACCTATAAATTTTAAAGTAGCATACAGACAACTTAAAAAAGAAATCAAATGGCACAAAACATCATAAGAGAATATACTTTAAAACTTTCTACAAAAGAGGCTCAAAAAGAGTTGGAGAAAACAACTGAATTGTTAGACCTGCAGGATGCTGCTATTAATAGAATTAAAAACGATTTAGTAAAATTAGAAAAAATGCACAAAAACGCTGGAGGCGTTATGGAGCAACAAAGAGTAGCAAAAGCTATTGAAAGAACTAAATTAGAATTAAAAGACGAATTAAATGCTAGACAAAAATTAACTAAACAAAAACAAAAAGACACACAAGCAGTTAGAGAAGCAAAGAAAAATGCTGCTGATTTCGGTGGTGCAATGCGTGTATTAGATGCACAAACAGGTGGTGCTGCAACTGCTATGACAAATCTTGTCGGTGGTGTCAAAGGTGCTACAAAAGGTTTTGGTCTATTAAAAATTGCTATGATGGCAACAGGCTTCGGCTTGATATTAACTGCCATAACTGCCGTAACTACGGCTTTAACTTCAAATGAAGAGGGGCAGGGCAAACTTGTTAAGATGATGAATAGAGTAAAGGCAGTTGTTCAGACTGTTACTAATACTCTAACAAATTTTGGTAATACAATATTAAGTGTAGGAAAATGGTTAGGTGCTAAATTCACAGGCGATGCCGATAAAGCAAATGAGGCTTTAGGCGAAATGAAAGATAATTGGGATAAGACTACTGAAAGTGTTAAGAATTTTGGAGAAGAACTAGAAAAAAACACTAAAATAGCAGATAAAATTTCAGATATTCAAAATAAAAATAGTAAACTAGAAAGGCAATTAATTGTTGAAAGAGGAAAAGCCAATGCTGACATAGCAAAGTTAAGAGAGATTGCCTCAGACAAAGAAAACAATTCTGTTCAAGTTAGGATTAAAGCATTAAGAGAAGCGTCTGCAATTGAAGATGAAATCGCTGCAAAAGAATTAAATCTAGCAAAACAAAGATTAGAAGCACATCAACTACAAATGTCAATGGGTGTTTCAACAAAAGAAGATAAATTAGAAGAAGCTAAATTGATTGCCGCAGTTTCAAAAATAGAACAAGATACTGCGACAAGAACTAGAATGTTAAATAGAACAATCAATTCTGCAATTAGAGAAGAAGAAGCAGAAATTGCACGAGTGGCAAGAGAAACGGCTGCTACCAAAAAGAAAGAAGATGAAGATGAATTGAAAAGAAAAAAAGATTTAGCTGACCTTAAAAAACAAATTAGAGAAGCAGAGGCTACAAGCGAAGCAGAAGAAAGAGCATTAGAACTTGAAAAAATACAAGAGCATTATGATGCTTTAATATTACAAGCAGAAGAAAATAATTTATTAACTGATGAATTAAAACTTGCTAGAAAAGAAGCATTAGATAACCAACAAGCAGAGTTTGACCAACAAGATTTAGATAGAGAAAATAAAATTAAAGATGAAAAAGAAAAAATAGAAGAAGCGAAAAGGAAATCTGTAATGGAAACTTTTGACAATGCTGCAAGAATATTTGGAGAGGAAACTAAATTAGGAAAAGCAATGTTGATAGCCAAACAAATAATGTTGATGAAGCAATTAATAATGGATGCTAAAAGTCAATTATCAACTGCAACAAAAGTAGTAGGCGAAGCAGGTATGCAGGGTGGTGAAGCAGGCGTAGAGGTTGCAGGTTCTATAGGTAAAGCTGCCAACACAGCACCACCACCTGGTAATATTCCTTTTATAATATCAGCAATTGCTACAGGTGCAGGTATATTAGCTTCAGTAAAACAAGCTATTAAAGGAACTAAAAAAGCAGCAGCAAAAGTTGGTGCTTCGGTATCAACTCCGACTATTGCTGACCCTGTAGCACCGTCAACATCTAGTCCTATACCTCCTGAAATATCAAGTGTTGGTCAAGGTGGTGTAAGTCAATTAGCAGAAGCGATTGGAAGCCAACAACCAGTTCAAGCATTTGTAGTAAGTAATGATGTTACAACGGCTCAAGGACTTGAAAGGAACATAGTTGATAGTGCTTCAATCGGATAAATACAAAATTGTTTAATTAAATCGTTATAAAATTATGAAAATTATAGAACTCATATTAGATGAAGCACAGGACATTATGGGTATAGATGCAATTTCTATTGTTGAAAATCCAGCTATTGAAGAAAATTTTTTAGCATTAAAAAATGAAGAAATTAAATTAGCTGAGATTGACAAAGAAAAGAAAATATTAATGGGTGCTTTATTAATACCAAATAAACCTATTTATAGAACAAATGCAGAGGGAGAATATTACATTTATTTTTCTCGTGATACAGTTGAAAAAGCTAGTCAGTTATATTTAAAAAACGGACATCAAAATAATTCAACACTAGAACACCAACACGAATTAAACGGATTAACTTTAGTTGAAAGTTGGATAGTTGAAGATACAAAATTTGACAAGTCAAGGAAATATGGATTAAATGTTCCTCTAGGAACTTGGATGGGTTCGGTTAAAGTCAATAATGATGATGTTTGGAATGAATATGTCAAAACAGGCAAAGTAAAAGGATTCAGTATTGAAGGATATTTTGTTGATAAAATGCAAAACACTAGCAAAGAAGAACAAAATGCCCAACAATTATTGAGTGAAATTAAAAATATTTTAAGCTAGTGAGGAAAAAACCAATTTCAACACCAAGCCGAACAAGTCCAAAAGGAAGTAGGCGTGGGTGTTTATGTAAAGATACAAATACATACTCTAGAAAATGTTGTGATGGCTCTTTATGGGCACAAGGCATTGGGGTAATAAGTAGAACTGCAAGTTAAAAATGCAAAATTTTTTTAAATAATCGTTAAATAGTTAATTATGAAAAGTACAGAAATGTTAAATAAAATCAAGACGCTACTAGACATAGAAGTAAAATTTGAAACTAGAAAGCTAGACAATGGAACTGTGGTAGAAGCAGAAGCATTTAGTAAAGGCAACGAAGTTTTTATCAAAACAGAAGATGAAAAAGTCGCAATGCCTGTAGGCGAATACACACTCGAAAGTGGTGATGTATTATTAGTCAAAGAAGAAGGTATGATTGCCGAACTCGGATTACCAAAAAAAGAGGAAGAAGAAGAAGAAGAAGAAATGAGAGATGATGGCAAAGAAGCTGCTGTTGATGACTGGGCAGGTATGGAAAAAAGAATTAAAAATCTTGAAGATGCCGTAGCTGACTTAAAAGAAGACAAAGAGCCTCGAAGTGAAGAAGTTAAAGACGAAAAAGATATTGAGGTAGATGCTAAAGAAGAAGTGAAAGAAGAACTTTCTGAGCCTGCAGTTGAGCCAATCAAACACAGTCCAGAGGGAACTTTTGAGAAAAAATCAAAATCATTTCACTTTAGTAATAAAAGAAAGCTATCTGTTTTAGATAGAGTAATGGAAAAATTAACAAATTAAATATTAAATAAAATGGCGTTATCAATTACATCAACTTATGCGGGAGAATTTGCTGGAAAGTATATTGCTGCTGCATTATTATCAGGCGACACTATCGCAAAAGGCGGAATAGAAGTCAAGCCGAACATTAAGTACAAAGAAGTTATCAAAAAAGTTGCTACAAGTGGCTTGATTGCTAATGGTTCTTGTGATTTTACAAATGCAGGTGATGTTACTCTTACTGAAAGAATTATTCAACCAGAGGAGTTTCAAGTAAACCTACAATTATGTAAGACACCTTTCGTTTCAGATTGGGAAGCAGTTCAAATGGGATATTCTGCATTTGAAAAAATGCCTCCTAAATTTTCTGATTTTCTAATCGGTCAAATTTCAGCAGAAGTTGCGGCAAAAAATGAGACAAATATTTGGAATGGTGCAAATGCATCAGCAGGAGAATATGATGGTCTTGTAACTTTGTTTAAAGCAGATGCAGATGTTTCTGACATTACAGGAACTACTGTAACTCACGCAAATGTAATAGCTGAAATGGGGAAAGTAGTAGATGCTTGTCCTTCTACAATTTATGGAAAAGAAGATTTAAATCTTTATGTTTCACAAAATGTAGCTAAAGCATATGTAAGAGCCTTAGGTGGTTATTCAATTGGTGTCGGTGCGAATGGTATCGGAGACCAAGGGCAAATGTGGTACAATGGTCAAGGGTTATCTTTTGACGGAGTGCAAATTTTTATGGCTCCAGGTCTTTCTGACAACCAAATGGTATTAGCACAAAAATCTAATCTTTACTTCGGTACTGGTCTACTTAATGATATGAACTTGGTTAAAGTTCTAGATATGGCAGACTTAGACGGAAGTCAAAATGTAAGATTCATTATGCGTTATACTGCTTCTGTTCAATACGGATACGGAAGTGAAGTTGTACTATACGACCCAACAGTATAATAAATTTAATTAGGGGTTGAGTATAAACCCAATCCCTATTTTTTTAACTTTTAAAAATATAATAATATGGCTTGTGCATTAACAACAGGAAGAAAAGTCCCTTGTAAAAAAGGGTTTGGAGGAATTAAGACTATTTATATGGCTGACTTTCCAGTAGTTGCAACGGTAGATGCTGACAATACAATATCTGCGTTTACTGATTCACCTGATTTTTTTCAATGGGATGTGAAAGGAAACTCATCACTTGAGGTTGCAATTACTAGTTCCAGAGAAAATGGCACAACTTTTTATACACACACACTTAATCTAACATTACCGTATTTAGATAATGCGACAAGAAATGAAATTGCACTTATTGTTCACGCAAGACCTGCAATTATTGTCGAAGATTATTACGGAAATCAATTATTATGTGGATATGAAAATGGTTGTGAAGCGACTGGTGGAACAATAGTCACAGGTGCTGCAGCAGGAGATTTAACAGGATTCACTTTAGTAATGGAAGCAATTGAAGAAACTGCTCCTTATTTTGTGGATGCAGGAGTTGTTACATCCTTTGTTTCGGCAACACAAATAGACCCAGCTTAATATTAATCTAAATATTAATTTTCTTAAAAGACCACTCTCAATCAGGGTGGTTTTTTATTTTACAAATTAAATCTATTTTGTCGTTATATACGAAATGATTGTAGTCAACACTAATAAAACTCAAACACTAAAAGTAATACCAAGAGATTATCTTGGTGCGTTTACAATAGATGTTAGGGATACGAGTTTAAATAAAAATTTCACTTATTATAATAGCACATCGACTACGGTAGGTAACTATTTACAATTTGAACAAACCTATGTAAATAATGCTAGTGATTTAGCAAGTATTTTTAAAGAAGCTAGATACTATGATTTAGAATTATATGCTGATTTTAATTATTGGAATACAAATTTAAGTTTGTGGGAAATGTATGATGAATTATGGCAAGTAGATTCAAATCAAAAAGAAAAAATTTATAAAGACAGAATATTTTGTACAGACCAAGATATTGACCAACTTAATGACAATGAGCATTATGAAATTAATAAAGGAGAATTTACAACTAATAATTCTTATGATAATGAGTATATTGTAGTATGAGAAAATATAATAGAAACAAATTAGGGCAATTTAAAAAACCAACAAATCCAGAAATAAGTTTTGTTAATTTAAGCACTTATACAAGTCCAGAGGTCAAAGAAGAGCCTCACAAAGAATGGATTGAATATGGAGCAGATAATAATTATTTTCAATATTTAATTGATAGGTATAATGGCAGTCCAACTAATAATGCCGCAATAAATGGTATATCGCAACAAATTTTTGGAAAAGGTTTAAATGCAACTGACGCAAACACCAAGCCAAATGAGTATGCTCAAATGGTAACTTTACTAAAAAAAGACACAGTCAGAAAATTATGTTACGATTTAAAATTAATGGGACAATGTGCAATACAAGTTGTTTATTCTAAAAACAGAAAAAAAATTGCACAAATAGAACATTTTCCTATTGAAACATTAAGAGCAGAAAAATGTAACGAGGACGGGGTTGTACCTGCATATTATTATTTTAATGATTGGACTAAAATACAACCAAGCGATAAACCGAAAAGAATACCAGCTTTTGGCACAAGTAACGCACCGATTGAAATTATGTACATTCAACCGTACAAAGCAGGATTTTATTATTATTCTCCTGTAGATTATCAAGGTGGTTTACAATATTGTGAACTTGAAGAAGAAATATCTAACTATCATTTAAACAATATAATGAATGGATTATCGCCAAGTATGTTAATTAACTTTAACAATGGTATTCCTAATCAAGAAGAAAGACAATTAATTGAAAATAGAATAGCAGAAAAATTTAGTGGCTCTAGTAATGCAGGTAAATTTATTCTCGCATTTAATGATAGTAGTGATTCACAAGCAGAAATTACTCCTGTTCAATTATCAGACGCACATCAACAATATCAATTTTTAAGTGAAGAAAGTACAAAAAAAATTATGCTTTCACACAGAGTTGTAAGTCCGATGTTATTAGGTATTAAAGACCAAACAGGATTAGGAAATAATGCAGATGAAATTAAGACTGCTTCATTGTTAATGGATAACACCGTAATAAGACCTTTTCAGGAACTTTTATTAGATGCCTTTGACCAACTATTAGCCGTAAACGATATAGCTTTAAACCTCTATTTTATAACCTTACAACCACTAGAATTTACAGAGGTTGACCCTGATTTACAAGATGACGAAGAAATAGAAGAAGAAACTGGAGTAAAACAAGATGATTCAGTTGAATTAAGCGATGAAGATTCTAATACTTTTTTAGGCTCATTAAAAGAAAGTGCGCATAAAATAGGAGATGATTACGAGTTTGTAGCTGAGATGGACGAAAATGAAGATGTTGAGCCAGAGGATTTTGCAAAACATTTAGTTGAGGAAAAAGAAACTACACTATCTAAAATTAGAAAGATTGTTGGTTTAAAGTCAGCAAGTGAAAATAATGTAGGTAGTGTTAAAGATGGTGGTGCTTTTTCTTATTTAGATTCCAAAAATGGACTATATAAAATCCGTTATAAATATGCTTATGGTATGAAGAAAGCAGACACATCAAGACCTTTTTGTAGGGAAATGATGAAACTATCTGCGCAAGGATTGGTTTGGAGAATAGAAGATATTGATAATGCTAGTTTTGGTAAACTTGAAATAAAAGACGGCAAAGGTCGTAGAGTTGACCAAGAAGTAAATGTTGAATTTAGACACAGACCAGACCTACCTTACGATATTTTTAAATTAAAAGGTGGTATTTATTGTCATCATAAATGGGTTAGAGTTCTTTATAGATTGAAAAAAAGAACAAAAGTGAAAAGCGAAAATTTAAATGATTATACAATAGCTAGAAGCAAAAATGAGATACCTCAATATATGAGAAATAAAAGACCAGCAGGTACAACTGAAAGTGAAAAGGCTACTGATAAAATGAAAGGTAGAGGGGCATACCCTAAATAAAAAAAATTATGGCAACTGCATTATTTATAAATAGAACTGACTTAATTAGAAACTCCATCATTGATGGTAATGTAGATACAGATAAATTTATTCAATTTATTAAGTTATCTCAAGAGATACACATACAAAATTATCTCGGTACGGAGTTATATAATAAAGTAGGAACATTAATTTCTGACGGAAGCATAGATGACAACGCAAATGCGAAATATAAGACATTATTAAATGATTATATAGCACCTATGCTGATTTGGTACGCACAAGTTGATTATATTCCTTTTGCGGCATATCAAATTAAAAATGGTGGGATATTTAAACACACATCAGAAACGGCAGAAACTGTGAGCAGAAATGAGGTGGATTATTTAGTTGAAAAAGCTAGAACAAATGCTCAATGGTACACAAGAAGATTTATTGATTATATGAGTTTTAATAACTCTAATTTTCCAGAGTACACGAGTAACACAAATGATGATATTAATCCAAGTCACGATGCAACTTTTAATGGATGGGTGCTATGAGATATAAACCTAAAAAATACAATGTTGAAAAATTAAAAACTTTTCTAAAGAAAATAAATGATAAAAAAAAGATAAAAAATGGCAACTCTATTTAATACTAAAATATCTAATACCTATGTTGGTCTTTTAAAGACAATTGATAATGCAGTTATTAATGCTACTTTAAGAGAATTAACTGATGGTTCAGGAAACCAATCAGGATTATATATAAATACCGCAGGGGATTTTAAAGCAACAGGAACTTTAGAGTGGGGTACACTTAAGGATACAGGAGAAAATATTTCTATTACTAAATTTGTAGATGAATCTGACGGAATAGCTAATAATGATAATGACACTACAATTCCTACAAGTGCCGCAGTCGTTGATTATGTCGCTGCAAGAATTACTTTAGAAGATTTGGATTTTAGCGGAGATAGTGGTACAGGTTCAGTTGACTTAGATAGCCAAGTATTTGCAATAGTAGGAACAGCAAACGAAATAGAAACATCAGGAGGTAGCCAACAGCTTCAAATAGGTTTGCCAGACAATGTTATAATAACAGGTAATTTACAAGTTAATGGACTTTTAAAAGGCAACAATAACATAGTAATTAAAGATACATCAGATAGAACAATGGCTGCTTTTTATGGCGGTAATAAAACTGAATTGTATTTTAATGATAGTAAGAAATTTGAAACAACAGGAGATGGTGCAACAGTTACAGGGGGATTAACTGCAACAGGTGGTTCAGTATTTACAGGTGCTACATTTAGTAGTAATGTAACTATCACAGGGGTTTTATCTGTTACAGGGGATGGTTCTAATGCAGCTACTTTTACAGAGAGTGGGGGTGGAGATTTTGATATTGTTTCAGTAGATGATTTAAGATTAACCTCAGGTGGAAATGATATTGTATTAAAAGGTGCAAGTAGTGCTGAGTTTGGTAGATTATCAAATGATAGTCAAAATTTTGTTATTAAAAATATTACTACTGATAAAGAAATACAATTTCA